GCCAAGCCATAATGGCGGCCTTGCTTAACTTACCAAGCACTGTTGTTATTGATGGGTAACTACCCTTAGGAGTAGCATACTTTCTACCACTCTCTTCTGTAACTGCTACTAGATCATTATAACCTAGATCAATTGGTTCATGGACAAACATCAGTTGATTCCTTTATTCATTCTAGAAAAATGACCAGCTGTTTTATGAATGTCTTTCATGCGATCTTTAAAAGCATCAGTTGTTTTTGAATGCACATCACCATGACTTGCTATTGTTGTGGGTGCACCAATTAACTGAGTGCAATTATTGTCTATATAATATTGTTCAAGGTCTTTGTGAGACATTGTGTCATCCCACTCCATTCCATTTTCTTTATTTCGAAACGTGTATGTTGGCATCATCTTCTCCTTTAATTAAAACTCGCCGGCACAATCAATAAGCATTTTCATTCTATGATTCACTAAATAAGTAAGTATATTAGAACGATGAGGATATTGATAATTCTCATATTGTTGAATAGCTTTATCAGAGATATGCTTAGGTGTACGATCTAAATCAATCATTTCACGATTACGCATGTAATTTCTAAACACTTCTGTAGGCATAACATCTTTAAGATTATTTCTATTCTCCCACCATTCAGCAAGTTTCTTTTTTGTCATGGGCGATTGGCGAGTATTATTAACAAGACAATCATCGGAAGAAAGCACATTAGGAACACCATCACTAGAATCACCTTTAAGGATATGCTCAAAGATATATTTAACAGGGTTATCATCTTTGACAGCTTTATTAAACATAGGGGACCACTGTACAACGTGACCATACTTTTGTAATTGAATAAAATCTTTATCAGCAGAAACAATAACAACATCTTCACCAATAAGAGGTGTAGACTTTTCTATAGTTAATGCACCAATGATATCATCAGCTTCAGCACTATCAATTTTAATAACAGCGTAAGGGAAGTTGGTACGAAGGTCAATGAGAGTAGATTCAATTAGATCGAATATCATTGTCCAGTCGTGCTTATCTTTACTACGAGTAGTTTTACGGTTGGCTTTGTATTCTGGGAATACGTCTTTGCGCCAAGAGTAACTATCACAACATATGACTAGTTTGCCATGCCGTGATTCAGGATATTTTTTCCTGTACATACGAAGGTTATTAAGGATAATATGTTTTACCAAATTTTCACTTAACTCTTCACCATGACTTAGCTGTCCCATAATAGAACTTATTGCTAAACCGTTGAAATCAACTAAAACCATAATTTATCCTTTGAGTATTTCTTAATATATACTACTATTATAACACACTTTTATGCGTTTGTACATACTTTTCCGATAAATTTTTTACAGAACCTACACCAATTTTTACTGCTATAATGCCATTATAGTTTTCAGGGTTTAATAAAACCTCTTCATCAAATTGTATCTTAGCTTCCATATAGTTTGTATCACCTCGTGATTCACACAAACATATAATTTCACGGGTAAAGTTTTCCTGACCTAACTCTTCTATATCAGCTGTCAACCTATTGCTTGACCCCCAATACTCTTTCCAGTTAGTTTCCTTTACAGACTTACGTTTTCTTTTAAACCCCTTTAAAGGCTTAAGCTTTTGGATGGTTGTAAAGTATTTCCTACCGACATAATCGTGACCAGTAATCTTATTAGTGATCCGATATACAAAACCGTAATACTCACCAATATCATCAGAAGTAAATTCTTTACCTTCATACATCCAACATGTTGTTATCACTTGTCAATATATCCTGCACCTGCAATGTCATCATCGCCAGCCTCAAATCCACCGCGTTCAGCCAATGCAATGTCAGTACCACAGAACGGACAATAAGGAGCTTCAATCCCTAACTCACCCGTGTCAACTTCAAATCCAGTATCTTCTATTACCATCACAGCATATTCCTGGCTGTTACACTCTTTACATATCATAACTTCAGTTCCCCTATTGTCCAAAATGTCATCATATTATCATATGATCCTATATACTTATCATCTATATATATCTGAGGAAATGTCCTGGTGCCAGGGGGAACTGCTTCAAAGAATTGTTCAGGAGTCCAATCGTCTCCTTCAACGTTTCTTTCTTCGTATAATACACCTTTCTGATCCAACACTGCTTTTGCTTTACTACAATAGATACAGTTATTCTTACTCCATACAATCGCTCTACTCATAAACTTAATCCTTTAAATGATGATTTATCTACATCGTGTTTAGTACCACCGACAACATAAGATGTAATTTCAGTTTCTTGTGGAGCGACTTGAACTGCCCCGCCGCTTATCCACTTCTCTGTCCATGGAAGAGGGTTATGTAAATGCGTATGGAATGGTACCGCATAGTTAAGAGACTTGATTCTCTTCGCGCCAATCCAACGTACATATTCTTTTAGCAGTTCAGTGTTTAATCCAATCATTGAACCATTACCAAATAGGTATTCACACCACTCTTCTTCTTGAAGTATTGCATTTTCAAACAATGCCATTACTTCACTGTTAGTCTCTTCTTTGATTTGTACAAAATCTTTATCATCTTTAATAAGAGTACGTATGATGTTAAGACTTGCAGCAAGGTGTAAGTTCTCATCTCTTGCAATAAGCTTAATGATCTTAGCGTTACCTTCCATTTGTTTTAGTTCTGCGAATGCCCATGAACATGCAAAGCTTACATAGAACCTAATACCTTCTAGAATGTTTATACTTACAAGACAAAGGTATAACAGTTTTTTGTGCTTATAACTGCCGTGAGGGCCCGTATAATTCATCAGGTTGTCATAATGTTTTGATATCGCATCACCGCATTCACTAATCTCTGGTATAGATGTTATCTCATCAAAGACCTTAGATGGGTTAGGATACACATTACGAATAACATGAGTATACGATCGAGAGTGAATGGTTTCAAAGAAGGCCCAGGTCTCAATCAATAACTCTAGCTCAGGATTACTAGCAAGTGGTAACAATGCCAACACAGGAGATCTACCTTGCACTGAGTCAAGTAATATCTGCCTCTTTAGGTTTGATGTAAAGATATGTTGTTCATTTTCTGTTAACTTGTTGAAGTCAATCTTATCTTTTGTGACATCAATCTCATCGGGCGTCCAATAGAATGATAACATCTTTTCATACAGTTTTTGCAATGGTGGATACTTAACCATATCATACCGTGCAATATCAACACCTTCATCAAAGAATAAATCTTTATCCATATGATTTTTGGTATTTATTTTAAATACGCTTTTTTTCATGTAATATACCAGGTTGGTACGACTGTCTTCCATGCTGCAATGTGTTGCTTATACTTCATATAGTAATTTCTATAGGCAGTAATGCTATCAACGTTTTTTACATCGTCGGGCATGGCTTGAGTCGGTTGTGTAAACGGGTTATCACCACAATTAAGCGGTGGGCTCTTTAATATTTCTTTTAGTTTTACGTAGGATAAATGATTTTTACCGTAGCGTATAACAAATTCATTATGTAGATGACACCACATCTCATAGAGGAATGCGTAGTTATTTATACTTTGTCGAAGCCACACATTAGATGGATGGTTGACATGAGAAGCTTTATACATTATATCTTCATTATTTTCTAATCGCCAACGTTTAATCTTACTGCCGATTTTGTTTCTTCCGATATACTGCTCGCCATCAAGAACTCGATGAGCTGTAGACATTAGCTGAGCATATTCGATTAACATTTTTGATACATGTTTATCAACGTGCATTTGTGCACTTGTTTCTGCATTTTTATCTAAGTAAAATATATTCATTCATCACCCTTATTAATGTAAACTCTTAAGTATATTATATCATAGTTTTTAAAAATGTACATACTATACCTGAAATGATTCTCCACATCCGCAACGCGCTTTTTCTTTAGGGTTATAGAATTCGAATCCTTCATTAAGACCTTGCGTTATATAATCTATTTCACAACCATCAACGTATGCTATTGATTTAGGATCAACAACGATAGCCACTCCCCTTTGAGAGTAGTCTAAATCTTCTGGTTGGATTGTATCTGCATACTCTAAATGGTAAGCAAGGCCAGAACAGCCGGTGGTCCGCACTAATATCCTTAGCTTGCGACCTTCAACTAATACTAGTAATTTCTCTACTGCTTTATCTGTGAGTGTAATCATAGTATTATCTATATAAAAAAAGACCGGAGTATTGGGTGATAAGGGACTCCGGAGAAAACCTCAACTAACTGACTAGGCAGCTAGTGCATAAACGCTTTGATTGCCGTTTAAATTTTTCATGTTTAAGTCTTTGTTGAATGACGAGTTTTAGG